CTGTTTGTGTACGTCAAAACCATCTAGTATCTGGCCGATGACAGTAGGGCACTGGGATAGTTCTCCGGCTACTCTAAATTCTAAACCAGAGAAGTCGGCTTCCATAATCGTGCCACCCTCGAACCTTGAGTGTACGCTTTTCCGTACGGGAAACTTTGAGCCCTTGGGTATGTTCTGGAAGTTAGGGTTAGAACTGCTAAGTCTGCCTGTGCGAGTTATACATTGGTTAAACTGAGCATGTAGTATGCCGTCGGCCCGGGTAGACGCTTGGATGTTCTTAATAAACGAGTCTAGGTAAGTGGATATAGCATTCAGCCTAGATGTCTTTGTAAGGAACTCTATGGCTTTTAAGTTGTCCTTAGCTTCCGCTTGGGCAATCAGTTTCTTGATCGTTAGCTTGTCTGTTTTAAAACCATTTATACTGGCGTCAGTAGGCTGTGTAGGAATAAGTTTTAACCCGGCCACTTGGCCTGTCTCTGTCAATGTGTACCCACGCCCATCACAATGCGTACACTTAGATAGGTTCTTATAGGGCTCACCATTGACCTTCATCTTCTGTAGTTTGCCCTTGCCCTCGCAAACGTCACAGTGGTTGGCTATGGTCTTCATAACCCGGCGCGTAGACTTGCGGACGGTGTTAGCAAATTTACTAGCATTCATCCGTGGGGGTGGCAGTGGTTTGCCCCGGGCGTTTACCCCAATGTTAAAAGCATTCTTGTGGTAGTTTCTATCTTTGACTGTACGCGAATAAACCACGGCGGTCATATCGACACCACTGTTCAGGTTGATAGGTGTATCCCCCATCACATCGACAACGATAGCATCTAGATCCTTTTCTATCTGTACCTTTTCAGCCTCGTACTGTTCCTTTACTTCGGCCAGAGTATCCGTATTTATGGCGATACCGTTACGTTCTAGTTCTACCAAGAAGAGCAACATCTCATTCATTAGAGTGAAGGTTGGGAGTAAGCCGACGTTCGACTCTTTTAGCAGATCTTTTTGCTGGGCTAGATAGATCTCAGTTGTAGATAGCACGTCCGCATCAGCATATTCGATTACTGTATCCAGAGGCATTGCTTCAAAGCCCACCCCGGATTTAAACAGGCCATCAACTAAATCTGATTTCTTTCGAGTTACATCCCTGCGCTCGGCTGTAGCTTTGAGAGATAGCTCTTGACGTTGTCCTCGTGCGAAGATGTACTCGCCTATCATCGTGTCGTACACCTTTTTTGGTATACTGAAACCTGACTCTAATAAGTAGGACACGTCGAATTTAGCATTATGACATACAATTAACCCGGCCCGACTAAGGTCTTCCTTCATGGGCGCACTGCTATCGGCGTCTAGGCCATTCTGTTCGTTGTGGTTAAAGATCGCCCTTCGTGCTGGGCCTACCTCTCCATCTTCAATCATCCGCCAATGGGATGAGACTATTTTATTCTTTGGATGATACGGGCTGTTGTCCTTACTTTTGTCCTCACCAAATTGAACCGTTGTCTCTAAGTCCAATACTATTGTTACACTCACATTATTCCCCTTTAAATTTAGTTTCCATTAATTGTTTCCATAGGCTTTCAATCGGGAACAACTGGTCGTGTTCCATTTTAAGTCTGTCGCCATATCCGAAATTTGCGGGGCTACATTCCTGCTTGAACGTCCTACGATCTACCCATCCGTTAATCCGCATTACCTTTGGATCATCGGTTCTCCCAACCAACACAGCGATCTGCGCCCTGAATTTTGGTATCTGATCGAATACCAACGGGCCGAACTCTGTGTTAGTAAACTTCACATCAATCGATACATCCCCACACCAGAGATCTACGCCGCCGTCCGACAGCACGTTAATCGTTGGGGGTTCGAGATCGAATAACCGGGCCACAGCAAACTCTGCCTTGAACCCGTAAATGTTCGCTTCAGTACGACTTTGATTGTCGTTCTCTAGTCTTGGCTTAAAGCCCTGCATTTCACAGAGCTTCACCGTATCTGCACCCATTATCCTACTGCTATGGGCGTCCTGCTTGGATAGTGTCACCAGCATATTTACTCCACATACCGGGAGATCTCCGGCTGTATGTTGCAAATTACTGTGCCATGCCAACCACTCAGCTTGTTCTTACTGACGGTTAGATAACGTGATGTGTCGGGCTCGGAGTCATCAACGTCCCCGGCTTCATGCTTCCCGATACCAATACATAAATCTAGCTCGGCCATCTTGCCGATCTTACTGCCTTCCATATCGAAGCCCGATAAACGAGTTCGTCCTTTGGCATCATTACTGGCTTGGCTAACCGCGAGTAGGGCACAGTCAAATTTCTTCGCGGTCTCACGCAATCGACGGTAAAGCTCACGCAGACGTTCATGCCCTGCGTTAAAGTTACCGCCAATGTTTACTTTATCTGCCTGATCAATAATTAGTATATCAGGCTGTTCTTTCTCGACGTAGGCTTCTATCTTAGCCAAGTCCCAATCCTGTATCTCATTCATATCAAACAGGTCTTCAATGTCGTTAAACTTACGCCGGGCTTTCATAGGGTCAGCAATTACTTGCTCCCGGGTAACACCAGCGTGTGCTTGTATTGCTCGGAGCATAGTACGCCCAGTGTCTTCCTCATTACCGAGGTAGATTACCTTAGCGCCTTGTTCGCAGAATCCGCCCGGGCCAGTACATATACTGACTAAGAATGCTGTCTTGCCGGTCTCAGGTAATGCAAACACACACCCAAACTCCCGGGCACCTATCCCATATACATGCCGGGATAACGTGGATATATTAAACTCCCAGCGGTTATCGTCGGTAACACCGGCTAGAAGCTCATGAATATCCTTCGTTGTCTTCTCACCAAAGTCTGTAGGCATGAAGCCTTCTTTGGATCCCTCAAGTAACTGGTGCAATCGCTCCATACCTGTTGGGTTACCGTCGGCCACCTCTATACCCATGTTGGCAATCTTGGTGCCTATTTGGCGTTGCCATAACCCTTGTATAACTTCTGTTACTACAGGCGGGGAAAGTGGTTCGATGGTATTTATTAGGTCAATGATCCCCGCGAATGCCTCTTGGTCAGCCCGGGTAGCTACCGGGTTCTGGTTCTTCCATAAAGCTAAGATGTCAGCCGGGGTAAGGTCGTGTTGGTGCTTTTCGTGGGCTCGGGAGATCGTGACGTAAGCGTCTTGGATCTCATCCTCGAACAGGCTCTTGGATAAGTTGGCCTTGTTATCGTTATAAAAGTCGAATGATAATAGTGATTTAAGTATTCTTATGTCCATAGTTATCGTATAGTTAAGTTATAGTTGAGCTACACGGTAACACGAACGCAAAACAAAAAAAAGCCCCATCTTTCGACAGGGCCTTTTAAATCATTTGATAAAATTTATTAACTAGATCGTAACTTCATCTTTTTAATGTCTGGGGTCTTATCCCCTCTACGTTCTTTAATATCGACTTCTGAATGAACCACTCGCGGATTACCCTTAACTAACTCACGGATAGTATTTTCGAGTGCTTCTTGTTCGACAGCCGCTTGCTTATACCCTCCGGGTAAATCATAGTCGATAACAACAATACCTCTACATTTCATTCTCTAACACCTTTGTTATTTCCTCACTTGGGCAATACTTCAGGTCTTTAGCAATGAACTTAACAGTACAGTCTACTAACCCTTGCAATTGCCTTAACAGCTTTATAGCTTTACCTTTAGCATCATTGTCAAGACAAATAATAATCTTTCGGTAGTTTTTGAGACTTTGTTTCTGTTTTGTACTCAAATTAGTGCCTAAAATAGCGACACCAGCGTACCCATCAATGACTCCAACGGCACAAGCAGACGGTGCATCTTCAACAATTACAGCCACATCCGAGGTTCCAACAGTTAACGCACCCGAGGTATCTCCGTAGGACATCCACTTAGGAGTGTTATCCCCGAGGGCTCTACCGACGGCACCCTTACCATCGTTCATCATAAACAAACAACGATTGTCAGCCGGGGCATACAGTATTTTAACCAAGCCTTGGTCGAAGGCGGGTATACACCCGTTCTCTTCAAGATAATTCATGACGTAGGTGTGGTTCTTTGGTTGAGATAGGATCTCGGGTATCCGTCGAAGTGTGAGTCCACGTTCGTTTATCTCTCTTGCCAGAAATTCACCGAGAGTTTCTTTCTTAACACCAACCCGGTTCTTGATCAGGGACAGTGTCATTCCTTTGCGATACGCACCCTTGATCGAGCATGATGCTTTGTAGCAATTCCAAAGAACGGTACCGTCTTTATTCGTTATGCTGAATTTCTTTTTACCGTAACAAAAGGGACAGTCGATTGTTTTCGATTCCCCTTCGCTTACTTTAATCGATTTTATTATCTCGATTTGTTCCTGCCGGTTATACATAAGTCTCCCTTAAAACGAGTATTAGGGGTAGCTCGGCCCCGGAGCGGCCTCGCTTTTTTAACATGGTTTTTAGCATCCGTCAACAGTTTTACTATAGTTCAACTATTACATTAGTTATGCGATTAACCATTAAACCCCTAGTTAA